AAAAGGTGGTACAGGTGGAAGAAAGAGAAGTAGAGGAGAAAAATTCACATTTGGTCGTGGAGGAGGATATGGCACAGCAGGTGACTGGCATTCATTAGAAGTTAAGCCATCAACAAGTAGCGAAGAGCAATTTCATAGAGACTCAGCAAAACTTGGTAAAATTCCAACACAGAATAAAAATGAAAGTGATCAAGATTATCAACAAAGAGTTGAAGCATATGTACATGAGAAAACTCATCCTCAAAATATGTCAAAAGAAAAACTACAGCATTTTATATCACAAGCTTTGAAAGCACTATGGGTATTAAAGGGATTGTAATTGAAGTTAGACAAACTAGTCAAGGTAGCAGAAACATTAAAGGGAGAAGGTTTTGCAGGTTATGAGAATGACCAAGATCCTGAGACACATGTAAAGTTACAAAGTGCAGATCATGCAAGAACAGGTTCAGCACAGCAAGAACAATATGATGGTACAGAAGGTAAATCAGAGAGTAAAGAAAAACCATTGAAGGTATTGACAGATGGTGAATTAGAAGAAGTAGAAAAATTAAAAGCATTAGCATTAGAAACAAAAGATGCATTAAGAGCAGTGGAACTAACAAAAATGAGATCTGATAAATGGGATGACGATGAAAGAGATGAATACAGAAAGTACAGAGAAGAAAAAGATAGACGAAGAGCAAGAAGAGATCCTAATGATAGAAAAGCAGTAAAACCACCAAAAGATTTTGATGAAGATCAACGAGGAGATGATGATCACACAGAGTATGATGATGAACACAACGAGTATAGGGATTATGCAGGAAATTTCGATAGAGAAGCATGGGAAAAAGATGGAAAAAGAATGCAAACTGAGCATCAAGAAAATTCAAGAGATAAAAAACGCACAGATAGCTTTAGGGCTCATTCAATAAACATGGATGAAAAATTCGGTGAAGAATTAGGTGAAGTTCCACGTTCCAGAGTCCAAGGAGAGAAACATGGAAGAAAAACAGTATCAGATCAGGGTAAACGTATAGGATTGAAAATGGTTGAAAATGAAGTAAAAGAAAATCCTGATGTAGATGCAGATGACTTAAAAGATAGAGCAGCTACAATAGCACATGCTTTAACATATACAGATGAAAATGCAGAAAAATGGAAAACATTCCGTAAAGCAACAGATGTAATTAAACGAAGAAGAAGGGGTCTTCCATCTAGAAGAAAAGGTCGAAAGTTTACTTTAGGAATTGAAAAAGATGCAGTAAGTAATGATAATGTGCAAGAGATGTTAGCAAGACCAAAAAAGCCAAAACGCTTTGAAGGAGGCTTAAGTAAAGAACCTTCAGATAGTCAGCAACAGGCTGAAGATGCAAGACGTTATTCGGAAGATGGTGGTAGAGAAGGAAGAAAACCATTCAAAAGTACAAAATGGCGTGACTATAGTCCAAAGACAGGAAGAGAAGGTGGTAGAACTGATCATTTTGGAGTAGAAGGTTTAAAACAGCCAACAGGAAGGGGTGAGAAGGTACACACACATGAAGGTAAAGAAAGAGGTGGAAAAAGCAAAAAGATTGGAAGATATGAAGTAGGTGATATTACCACAAATCCATATAATAGAAGATATGTGTCAAGTGAGAGACAGCCAACAGGAAGAAAAAGATCACGAGCCAACGAAAGAGACAGAAAAGCCAATCAAGCAAAAATAGATGCAAAAGCAAGATTATCAATAAAAGCACTTTCTAAGAAATTAACAGAAGAATTAAAAGAAGGCACTAATGCAGCCAATGGAACTAGTCCTAGAGGAGGGAATTTTATGGGAACTAATGATACAGAAGCCTTTAATGTTAGGCATAATGGTGGTAGAAAGACTAATAGATATGGTAAAAGAGCAGAAGATTTAGGTAATTTTCCATAAACTATAAATAACCACAATATTTATAAACCCTCTATATATATTTTAGTCAACAACATGGCAGACGAAAATTCTAAACAAGAAGACGAAGAAGACCGTAGAGAAGAGGAAGAAGAAGAAGTCGAAAAAGCTTACGATGTTATCGCAGATACATTGAAAGCAGTTGTTGAGTCACAAAAAACTATCTTGGAAAGCCACAAGGCTTTAGCAAGTGATGTAAATACATTATTTAATAATGTAGATGCAATCCACAAAGCACAGCAAGATGGAGCATACAAATCCCCTAGTGGACAAGATGCTAGTGTAGACTTGAAACCTAAAGTTCAAGATGCAGACGATATTGGAGCAGAAGTGCCCTCAGTACCAGAAGCACCATACGAACAAGGTGAACAAGCAAAACTCGATGGAGACAAAACTGTTACTGATAAACCAGAAACAGATGAAGTCAAGACTTTAGAAGTAGGAAAAGCACAAACTTTTAATACCGAAACACCTCGCCCTAACGCAAGTCCAGAAAATGTGAACAAATCTTACACACAGGATTATTCACAAATCTTGAAAGATGCTAGATCAGTAGGTCACGATGGACTTTCAGACATTGCTCTGAAAATACAAAGTGGTCACTACTACAAACCTTCTGACGAAGAGGTAGGATTGATTTAAATTGGTTCAAGTAAAGACTATTGACGAACTAGAGGCACTCTATTACGGCTATAACAGAAATCTCCTTAGAAAAGCTGATGCTCCAGTAACAACATCAACAACTGGCGTTTTTAACGCTATTTTTGGTGCATATGCATGGGCACAACTTAACTTAGAAGCTAACGCATTCGGTATACTCCCAAAATATCCTTGGGATAAATCTGGATTTCGTGTAATTACAGCAAAACCAACCCTAAATACTAACCAAGGTAACACTACTTTGGGTGGTACTTCAGAAGGTGGTACTATTGCTGAGACCGTCAAACCAACTTTACAAGAGATCGATATCAGACCAAAAACAGCTCAGTTGCCTTTCAGTGCATCTGAAGTTATGGAATGGCTCGCAACTCACAGTAAAGACGACATTTGGGGTGGACTTGGTTCACTTCGATTGTATATGGCAGTCCAACACAAAGAATTCTTAAACAGAATGCTCTTAGCAGATGTCGAATCAGAAGCAGCAGGTGCTAGTGGTGCTAACACTGGTACTACAGACTTTGAGACCCTAGACAGAATCATCAGCTCTGGAGCTGAAGAAGGTGCTGTTGGTGGATCACAAACAGGTTATTATGACCCTTGGGCTGCAAACGCAACTGTCGATAGAGACAGTGGCACTGACTTTGACTGTACTGTAGAATCTGCTTCAGGTACAATAGGTACTAACGGTGTCCTTACCGATGATACATTACGTACTTTCTTAAGAAAGATCCGTATTGCAGCAGGTAAAGATCCAAACGTATTCCTCGGTTCACACGAAGTTTACTCCGAAATACAAGGTTTATACATGCCTTCAGTCCGTATTCCAAATCCATACGGTGAAGCACTCGTACAAATCGATGTTAACGGAATTCAAACTTTCAAAGGAACAGGTGTCGGAATCCACGTAGACTCCATTTATGGAATCCCATTCATCCCAAGCAAGGATGCTCCATCAAACTCTGGTGATTCATCAGAAATTGGTAGATTATTCGCACTTGATACAAGTGATGCAGAAGGATATGGTTATCCAAGAATCGGAATCTCAATCGCAATTCCAACAGAATACTATGAAGCAACACGCAGAAGTCCAGCATATCCATTTGTCAACAACGCATTTGTTGAGAAAGGTGTATTCAGGACAATGGGAGAAACTGTCTGTAGACACTTCAAGTCACAAGGTAAGATTAGAGATATCAAACTTTAGTCAAACCACAAACTTCCTTTTTTTTTAATACTTATATATAGGTGGTTCATACAGTTTTATATGGCAGTAACAGTCAGTTCATCCGATTGGACAGCAGCTAATGTTAGAAAGACACTATCTTTCAATGCAGCATTAGTTTCTAAACTGCGAATATTTAAGGTCAAAGTCACTGCTGGTGGCTCTGATGCTTATGCAACAAATGGAGTGTCAGCCGACCTCAAAGAGGGAAGAATTTCTACACTCGTTTCAGTGATCCCTGAATTTACGGATTCACTATACAAAGTAGAATATGACAAGACAAATGAAAAAATCAAACTCTATTCCGTTGGTGGTTCAGCAGGTGCAGTATTTGCAGAAGTAGCAAATAGTACATCCATTGCTAACAAAATATTCGAGTTTCTAGTCATAGGCTACTAGAGTCCAAAATAGCCGACTTTTTTTTCTTCATAAAGTTTATATATGTAAGCGTGAATTAATCATCATGGTAGAACTAAACCATAATGTAGCAAATGTCAATGCTGATGCCCTTGTAAAAGGAGGACATGGGGTACTTGTCGCTGTTCATGTTTCTAAAGCAGGCTCATCTGGAGCAAAAATAGAACTAAAAAACGGTGTTAATGCCAGTGCTCCTGTAGAAATAACAATTTATGGTGAAGGAGTCCAAGATGTCGATGAACTACATAGAAGATTTGAGAACGGTATATATGCTGATGTAACAGGTTCAGCCGAATATGTCATCGTATTTAAATAAACTTAAATACTCAACCTCTTTATTTACATCATGGCTGTTACATACTGCACAGTGGAAGATGTTGCTGATTTTCTCAGAATCCCCATTACTCCTACTACTTTACCTAATAAAACTCAAGTTGAAAAAATCATCAATCGAAAAGAGGAAGAATTAGACAGACGTATTGGACATACATTTGGAAGAACAAAAACAATATCAAAAGAAATTCATGATTTAGCATTACTTTATACATTCGGCTGGGGTACTCCATTATGGTTACAGCATAGAAATTGTAAACCATTAAGTTCAGCAAGTGGAGATAAGATAGAAATTTGGCAGGGTGCAAGCTCATCATATGATGATATTTTAAACGATACAGAATGGTATGAGTTTGACGAGGTTTATGGAAGATTATATCTTAGAGGATTCTTATTCAGCATAATGAGGAAAAACAGAGTCAGAGTCACATATAGATATGGGGATGATACAGTACCAGATGATGTAAAAGACGCATGTATAAAACTAACATCAATAGAATTATTAACAACAAGTTTAAGAATGGATCAAATACCAATAGGAAGTAATCAATTAAATATTGATCAATCAATTAAATATTGGAAAGATTCTATAGAAGAGTGCGTGTTGAACCGTAGAGAAGTGTTTTTCATACCATGAGTGAGTCATTTGCAACATTTGGTTCAAGATATGGATTGCTCAACAGGGCACTACATGATTTTAAAACTGAGATGACAGAAAAAACAGTTGAATTAATGGATGCAAAGTTAGCAAAATCTAATATTAGATATGAGATAATAAATAATGGAGAGGGGTTCACAATAAAAGCAGATGAGGTTTTATTAAATACTATAGAGTGGGCTGATTTTGATAGTATAAATGATATGGTAGAGACATTCGTTGATGAAATAATGGTTACAGATCCAGAAGATGAAGATTGGACTGACGTATATGAACCTATTGATACCAGTAATGTTGGTGTCATAGAGAAATGGGTTGTAGATGTAAAGTTAGAACAACCAGAAAATAAAGATGAAAAAGAAAGAGTATACACATCACCAAATCCAGAACTGGAAGTATCAAAAATTGCAATGAGAATTATAAGAGCACAGCAGAAAAGAAAACAATTAAGAGTGGCTGTAGGAAAAAGAGGTATCTTAGGGTGGTATGATAGATAATGGGTATTGCAATATATGACTCACTTGATGACATTATAAATCTTATAACCGATAAATGGTCACTAGGTTATATGCCAATTTTAACAAAAAGTTATGATCAAAAAGCAGTTGGTTTTGTAGATGCTCGTAGAGATTTAATTCTGATATATCCTAAAAAGGAAAACATACAATATTGGGGATTATATGGCACAGATCATCTATCTGAAGTTGATATAAACGTGGAAGTTAGAACATTCCAAAACCATGATTATCACAATGATGTTGTAAAAGAAGTGGCAAAAATAATAAAAGATAACATAAGAAGAACAGATTTTGTGGATCTTAGGGTTTTAACCAGTATATCTGAGAATGATTCATACAGAAATATGTTCAAGCATACTCTAGGTGTAAGATATAGAAAGTTAAATCCTACCTAAATCTTTAAATATCAACAACCTCTTTAAATATCAGAATGGTTAGAACAGGTGCACAATCGTATGTTAAGTATGGATATGAATCAACTTATGGTGGTTCAGCCACAGTAGATAAGAAATTTGGCTTAAAAGACGCATTAAGTTCTTGGAGTTTAACACATAATAGAATTGACTTACCTGCATTAAATCAATTAACATATGAAAGTTTTGCATATGGTACACAAGCAGGAGATATTTCAGTAGATTTTGTATTAAGTAATCCTTGGATTTTGGGAGCATTTTTCGGAGCACCTAGTACCACAGGAAGTTCAGATCCATATACTCATACTTATCCACACGCATCAAATGGTATTAATAAACAACCAAGATCATTTCAGGTTGAAGTGGGTTTTAACGCAGGAGACACATCTAACGCAGATATAGTAAGAACACTAAAAGGATGTGTAGCGACTACATTAGGTATAACAACATCAATAGGATCAACAGTAGATTGTTCATTATCAGCAACATATGGAAAAGAAGACGCACCAGCAACAACATTTGGAACTGCACCATCAGAACCAACATTAAATCACGGAGCATTCACATTTGCCCACGCACAATTAAAATATGGTGGAAGTGTATTGGCACAAGTACAAGACCTAAACTTACAAATTGCACAGAACACCACATTATTATATGGATTAAACTCAAATCAAGCTGTAGATACATACAGACAGGTATTAGATATCACAGGATCATTCAAAGCATCACACTTAAATAAAACAATCTTAGAAGATGTCTTAGAGCAAGTGTCAAAGGGAACAAGTGGAACATTCTCAGAGACAGTTGGAGGTTCACCAGAACTAGAGATATTATTCCAGAAAAACGCAAATGAAGAGATTAAAATTACAGGTACAGGTTTGTCACCAGATAGTTTAGACATTCAAGGAATTGCACCAAATGAACCAGTGTTTGAAAACATTGCTTGGAGAGTAAAATCAGTAACCATAGAATGTAAAAACAACCAAACAGCAGAAGAGTAGAAAGATTTATAAGACCGATTACGTGGTGTTACTTATTGGCAATTAAAAGCTTTGAAATAGATTGGGAAGGTAAGAAAGAAGTTATAGAATATGAAGACGATTTAACATTTGGAGAATTAGAATCTGTAATCAATAACTGTGTTGATTTAACAGATGTAACAAAACCTAAAGTGAATATACCAAATTATAGGCAAACTATCCTATTGAAGGTTATTCGTAAAGCACCTTTTGAAATGGGCTCGGCAGCAGCCCTTCGAAACATGAAAGCATCTACTGCTAAACAGATCATCGCTGGAGTGATGGTAGACTACCCTTTAGCGAAATTCTTAGAGGATTGGATGGTGACATTCATGGGCTCGACAACGGAGAACGAACCACAGCCACAATCTACTACTTCTGTGCAAGCAACTTCGGATGGGATAAAGAAACAACAGATAGACAACCAGTCAAATTCCTCAAAAACCTCCTAATTATTCATAAAGACATACAAGACCAATTAACAAGGAAGATGGTAAAACCACCACCTCTACCCAAAAACATTAAATAGGAACTAGATATATATAGTTTGATGGCAAACGAAGATAATGTTAATCTAAATATAGTTCTTGATGAAAAATTCAAGAAGGTACTAGAAAAATTCAATGATACAACAGAGAAATTAACTAATGTTCTGGAAAAGCCTAATAAACATGATAGTGATAAGGAATTACAAGCAGCAGAACTGAGAGATAAGACAGAAAAATTTAGAACTGCTAATGTAGACAGAGAAAACGAAAATTTAGAAATATATAGAAGGTTAACTTCTCAACAACTTGAAGCAGCAAGATTGAATAGAATAGAAGTAAAATTCAAGAAAGATATGCTGTTGCAAGAAAAACGAATGAAAGATAAGATGAGACTTGAAGAAACAAGACATTTTAATGAAATGATACAAAGAATGACAAGTGGAACATTAGTTGGTAAAATGATGGGTGTTGGATTAATGGGTGGTTCAGCAGGTGTATCTGGAGTAAAAGGTTTATTAGGTGCAGGTAAAAAATTAGCAGGTAAATCAGCAATAGGTAGGGCATTCATGTTAGAATCTGAAATGATGTCTGATGCTGAAAATCAAGAAGCCATTGGTGGATTACCTATAGGGTTTGGAGATCAAAAAGCAAAGGAAAGAACCGAAAAAGTAAGGGGTGGTCTTAGAGAAAATAAACTAGGACAAGGAATTGTTAATGCAATGAAAAAATCAAAAATATTTTCAGATAAAATGCAAGGTGGAATGGAAAAATATGGAAAAGGTTTAGCGATTGGAGGAATAGGTGCACTTGGAATAGGTGGTAGTATTATTACTAAAGCAATAGAATCATCACCTATAGCACAATCAATGATGAAGATTATGTCAACAGCATTTACACTTATCTTAAGACCTATAGGGGATTTCTTTGGTGGTGTGATGAAACCTATAGCACTTAGATTATTAAAGTTTGGAGCAGAGAATGTAGGTGCAGGAGCTAATCTATTTAAAATGGGAGAAAAGGTAGGTATAGCAGCACTAGCATTATTTACAGACCCAGCAGCAGTGATTGGTATGTTAGCTGAAAGAGTTGGAGGAAGTATAGCAATAGAAATGAGAGCATTAGCAGACCCATTTTTTAATAAAACAGAAGCTTACGCTAAACTACTTGATAGTTTTGATGAAAAAATGGAAACAATAGCAGGTGTTACAGGAGGAATGGAACAAATGGTTTCACAGGCATCACAGCAAATAATATCAGGTATTGAATCCACAAACTCTACATTCATTGATGGAATTAAAGTAATAACAGACAAAGCAGATGAGGCTGCAAAGAAATTAGAAGAAGATAAAAATAGAAAGTCTGGTATATTCGGTGGTTATAGTTCAAAAGAAGAACAACAATCAGAACTAGAACGATTAATGGCAGAAAGTAAAGCAAATAATCCTGAAGCTTGGGCAAATGCAGAAGCTGGAACTACTGGATCTCGTGGTGGACAGGGAATGAGTGAAGATAAGATGGCTAGTTGGCTTGAGGGTACAGAAAGGGTAAAGGAAGTATTAAAAACAATAGAGACTGGATTAAGTGCAGAATCTGTTGGTATAATAGCAGAGTTTGAAGCAATGAAAGAGGCAGGAATTTTAGGAAATACGGTACAGACAGAACTACGAGCACAGTTTGCAAAAGCAGATAAAGAAGGTATAGCTTTATACACAGATAAAGTTGCAAGAGAAGAAGCAGAACATTTAGTGTTAAGTAAGTTGGCAACAAATAAAGAAGAAAGAGAAAGAGAAATAGTAGAAATTATAAGAGCAACAGCAATAGATTTTGGTGTTGCATACTCAGAGGTTAAGAAGATGATGGCAAAAATGAAAAAGAAAGCTTCAGGTACTAAAAAGAGTAGAGCCATTGGTGGTATGATTACAGAGCCTGTTATTGGTGTAGGATTAAACACGGGAGATACATGGAGTTTTGGTGAAAGAGGTATGGAATATGTAACACCAAATACTGCATTAGGTGGAAATCAAAATTATGATCAAAGAAATAACGTAGTAATAAATGTGTCAATAGATAAAGTTGCAAATAATGTTGATTTACAGCAAATAAAACCCATCGTAGAAAGGGCACTTAGAGAATCACACAGTAGAAGAGGTATAATATAAAATGGCTGAAACTATAGAAATTAGATCATTTAAAACGGGTAAAAAGTATAGGTATCTGATCAGAAATATTAATACTATATCAATAAATTTGGTATCACCAGCAACTGCAATGCCACTACCTTTGGCAGGAGATGCTAATAATATATTAACAAAAGCAGAGGGTAATACATGTAGAATATCAGTATCTTGGACATTACATGATGAACCGACAGATGTTATACTACCAAATAATTATGATACAGATGGTCAGACTCAAAATACAGGAACTACTCCGTTTGGATTAACAACAAATAGATTGGCAGATGATCAAGTGAAGTTTTTAATTAATAATCAAGCAGAAACAAATCCTTCATTATCAGGATTTCAATCAACATATATTGAAGACAAATACCAAATTATAATTGGTAATATAGGATTCTCTAGAATAGGATTAATAGAATCCATTGATATAAACAAACAAGGAACAACACCTATTACATGGACAGCGACTGTTAATTTTATAGCTGGTGCACCTATTGCAGCAGAGTGATGAGAAATGGCAAAGGTAAAAATTCTGGTTGGAGATAACAACACAGCAAAGACAATCTTACAATCAAAACTAACAAAAGAAGGCGATCGTGCAGTTGACCAAATGGAATTCTCCATACCAAAAAATGAATCTGCTTCTGTTAATGATAAAGTATATTATCAACAGGATTTGGCAGATCTAAATAACTTATCATTATGTTTAAATTTTCAAAATGGAGTTAGAGATGAAAGTGGTGTGTTTAACAACGGTTCTGCAACATCATTAACATATACAGATGAAGATGATTTTTATGGTAAACAGGCTGTATTTAATGGAAGTAGTTCGTTTGTTTCAATACCAGACAATGATAACTTAGATCTATCAGGAGAGTTTGATATATACATATGGGCAAAATGGACATCTACATCTAATGGTCACTTACTTGATAAAAGAGCAGGTTCGTATCCAAATGGATATGCTGTATCTGTAAACGGTCTTACTGCTGGTGAAGTTGCATTTAAAATGGGAGGAACAACAATAAGAAGTTCAAGTGCAGGATATAATGACGGTGAAAAACATTTAATTAGAGTTTCAAGAAACTCAGATAACTTAGTAACTTTATACGTAGATGGAGTATCAAAAGGAACTGCAACTATAACATACAATGGAACTAATTCTAATGCATTACTTATAGGAAAAGGAGACACACACACTGTAGGTACGTTGTTTCAGGGAAATGTATTTCAGAATAATGTATTCGATTCAACAACAACTTATAATGTAGGTTCTACTGGTAACTTTTTTAATGGCAATATATTAAGACTCAGAATATATAAGGGTATAGCACTAGATGATGAGATTTCCACTCTTATTAAAGATAAAGTTAATCCAAGATCAACGTTAAAGTTTGGTGGTTATATAACAAAAATTGACATAAATGATTCACATAAAAAAATAACTGCACAGAGTTTTGGTAAAATATTAGTGGAAACAGAAGTCAGGGGTCAGAGTTATTCAAATAGATCTCCTGAGTATATATTAAATGATCTAATAACTAATAATACACAATTCATATTTAGTGATAGGGGTATAGCAACTGATTTAACTGTTGAAAAGTTCATTGCTGATGGAAAATTATATGATATAATAAGAGACTTTGCATCATTTACAAATAGGATATTTTATACAACTCCTAATGAAGAATTTTTCTTTGAGCCAGCAAGTCTTAATAATATTACTAACAGGACATTTACACATGGAACAAGTAATGTATTAATAAACAAAAAGGGATTTGATGACACAAAACTTGTAAATCAATTAACATTGGTAGGTGAAGTAACAGAATTTAAACATGAACAATCATTTACTGGTGATGGTAATAATAAAGTATTCACAATATTATATCCTGCAACTACTTTAGAAGTGAAGGTTGGTGGAACATTAAAAACCCCAAATAAAGATTATGAATTAGATACATTGTCAAAAGATATAACATTTACAACAGCACCATCCAATGGTGCAAATATAGTAGTTAATTTTGATTATGAAATTCCTATGGTAGTAAAAGGTGAAAGACCAGCAAGTATTACAAAATATGGAATTCATTCAAAAAAACTCATAATGAATTGGATTACAAACAGACAAGACGGAATAAGATTTATTCAATCATATCTGAATAGATATAGTGAGATACAAGAAAGGACAGAAATTAATTTCTCTTCATTATTAGGGTGGTTATCAGAGAATGATGTTGTGAATTGTAAAAACACATCGATAGGAGTGGATGGTGATTTTGCAATTAAAAGTATATCATGGATATACCCTAAAATGGAGACCAGAGTAATAGTGGGTGAGTATCTATTTGACTTCTTTGAGGATGATCAGGAAATAGTCAGAAAACTACATGATTTTGAATCTGCTATTACAACAAGTAAAGAAATACAAGATTATGAAACAATGGAAGAAGTATTAAATTTTGTTGCTAATACAAATGCAGTGATTTTAGATACATATATAACAACTGAAACCTTAAATATATCGAGAACTGTGAATACATATGATAAGAGTAGGGCAACTTGGGGTAGTTCCAGTTATGGTTCTAGAGTATCTCAAGATGTATATGGAAGTGGAGCATAATGGCTAAAGAAATAGTTCCTATGAACGGACATGTTCATGTAAAAGTATATGAAAAACAAGAGGATGGTTCTGAGAAATTAGTCAGAGACACAGTATCAAAGAATCTAGTTGTTGATGTAGGAAAAGATTCAATATTAAAATATATAGGTAATATCACAGGTGGGGGATATGGAGATTATATAGGTGTAGGAGATTCTACCACAGCAGCAGCAAGTGGTCAAACAGACTTACAGGCATCAACTAATAAACTATGGAAACAAATATCAACTGCTGACAGGGTTTATGTTAGACCTACATTGTTTTTAAGTGCTGATTTTGGGTACTCTGAAGCAAATTTTACATGGAATGAAATTGCTATTAGGGATAACCAAGGTTCACCGTTAATGTGGGCTAGACAAATTGATTCTACTCCATTAGTAAAAACATCTTCAAAGAGAGCTATAGTGGAGTGGCAACTTAGCCTTTGACCAAAATACTTATTCCTAGATCTGATTCTGTTTCAGCTAAGGTTGTAGAACCATCTGATTTTGAAAAGATGTTTAGTCAGGATTTTATTAGAGATTATATAGTATCAGGATTCACTGTATCATCAGCGACAGGTCTCTCAGTGGATATCACATTAGGTGAAGCTAGACTCAAAGGGTTACATATAGAATCAACTGCAACTGAAAATGTAGCGAGTTTAACAGCAAATACGAGTAATTATATATATATTACATTATCTAGAGATGGTAATTCTGAAGCAGAATCTTGGGATTTTTCAAAAAATACATCAGGTACAATACCTACAGATTCAATACTACTTGCAAAGGTAACTACAAACGGTTCTAGTGTTACAGGGGTTGATATATCAGAAAGAGTTATCACACATCAAAACATGGATTATGATGAATTCTGGTTTGGTGACGGTTCAGATGGAGATGTCACAATATCATCAAGTACAACTTTTAATACACCAAAGAATTATAATGATCTGACAATCAATGCAAGTCAAACACTGAGTTATAACGGTGCTGATCAAACAAATGCAATAATACGAGTAAAAGGAACTTTAACAGTTAATGGAACTCTGTCAGCAACAGGTAAAGGTAGAGCTGGTGGAGATGGTGGTTCTGCAACCACACAAAATGGTGCTGGTGGTAGTCAAGGAGATACTGGAATACAATCATGGGGAGCAGATTTAACTTCTGGTGCTAGTGGTTCTTCTGGTGCTGGTGGTACTGGTGGTTCTTCTGGTGCTGGTTCTGGTGCTAGTGGTACATCTGGTGTGTCAGGAGATTTACGAATAGTTGCAGATACACGGTTTAATGATGCAACAGAAATACTAAGAGCACAACCACAGATATATGGAGCTGGTGGTTCTGGAGGTGCAGGTGGAGGTGCTGGTGGGGGTACTAGTGGGTACTCTAGTGGTGGTAATGGTGGAACAGGTGGAGCTGGTGGAAATGGTGGAGGAACTTTATTAGTTTTTGCTAAAAATATTACAATAGCATCAGGAGGAATAATAGAATCTAATGGTGCTGATGGTGGTAATGGTGCTGATGGTGGTAATGGTTCTGGAAGTAGTAATTACGGTGCTGGTGGAGGTGGAGGAGCTGGTTCTGGTGGTGGAGGTTCTGGAGGATTTATTGGTGTTGTATATGAATTATTAACTAATAATGGAAGCATAAATGTTAATGGTGGTTCTACTGGATCTGCTGGTACTGGTGGTACTTCTGCTTATGGTGGTACTGGTGCTGATGGTTCTACTGGATCTGCTGGTGGACTAGGAATAAAGAAGACATACCAGATATAGTTATAAATAAAGGTTAGAAAATCTTTAAATACTCTGATGAATCAGTGATATTAGTATGATTGGATTATTTGAATCAAAGACACCACGAACAAACTGGATAAATCCAGATCTTAATATATGTATTGTTAAGGAAGATTATGAAGGTAATAAATCGTGGTTATATGCTAAGAATATTGTTACAAACGATGGAGATTTATTCTATGCCCAAAAGGCAGCAGGAGAATCACCAACAAGTGACTTTGCAGGTTCTAGTGGTAGAATGGAATTAAGAACAGGTTCAGCAACACCAGCAAAAGCAGATACATATAATGAAGTAGCAACCCCAGTAACAACATCAAGAAAAGCAATAGATTCTACTTATCCAAAAACTAATGATGGTGACTCTGACAACACTGGTTCAGGTACAGATATTGTAACTTGGAGAACCAGTTGGACAACATCAGATTTTAATGCAAACGCAATTATTGGTGGATGTATACATGTAGGAGGAGCAAGTCCTGCATCAAGTACAAAAGTATTATCTCATTTCAGTATCACATCATTTAACAAGACATCTTCAGATACTCTGAAAATTTTCGTAAATCATACATTCAATGGAGTATAGCCAAATGGCTAAGAAACTCACAATGAAGGGAATATTCAAATTACTTGAAGCTATAAACCATACACCTCAACAAGGTCTTAATGATAAAGTTCGTACACATGAAACAGTGGTGATAAAGATTGGCTAGAAAAGCACTTTATAAACACGCAACACAGGTAAACACTTCGTCATATCCAGATGACGGTTCATCACCTGTAGGTTCTAATGAATGGAATGAAGATCCTGATGCACAGGGAATGCTTGGTTTCTCACCAGCAAACGCAACAATTACAATAGCAAGTGGAGTAGCAACACCAACAGATTCTATATGTGTAATAGCAGCCGAATCAGGTACATCAGACACACTTGATAAATTAGCATTAACAAACACAAGTCAATATGATTTAGTATATTTATTTGCAGACACAGGTGACACAATCACCTTAACACATACTGCAAGTCCTAGTGCAGACGGACATATTCAAACAGTTAGTGGTCAAAATGAAACACTCTCAACTACCAGTCCAACAATCCTGATCAGAAAGGGAAACTACTGGTATGGATATGGTGGTGGAGTCGTTAACGCAATCGCAGATGTGGGAGATGTAACGATTACATCAGTAGGAGATAATGAACTTTTAGCATATGATAATTCGTCTAGTACATGGATAAATCAAACACCAACAGAAGCAGGTTTTGCAGCAAGTGCAACAACAGACACAACTGATGCAAGTAACATTTCAAGTGGAACTTTGGCAGCAGCAAGAGTAGCCACATTAAACCAAAATACAACAGGCAGTTCAGCTAGCTGTACAGGCAACGCAGCAACAGCTACAGCATTAGCAACAGCAAGGACTATCGGTGGAACATCTTTTGATGGAACTGGAAATATTGCTATTACAACCAATGCAAACTTAACAGGTGAAGTAACCTCATCAGGTAATGCAACAACAATAGCAGATAATATAGTTGATGAAGCAAATCTTAAGGTAAGTAATGCACCTACAAACGGATTATTCCTACAAGCACAATCAGGTAATACTGGTGGTCTTACATGGGCAAGTGCAGGTGGAGGTTCTACATTATTTCATAACTTTGCAAACTCAACAATCACATCTTATGCTGGTCAAACAGGTGAATCACAAACTATTGGTACAGCAGTAGGTACATTAGCAAGTGGTTCTGGAGACAGAGATGTTTACATTCGTAAAATAGACACAAATAATGAGGGTGTGTTTACGGTAATTCACAAGAACGGTGCTCTTGTTGAAGTTCAAATAGCATAATATGGTAGAATATCTTGACGGTGGTAGAATCCAAGGAAGTTCTACATTAACATCAAGTCCTCCAGCAACAAGTTGGAAAGAACTTGGAAGAACTACATTAAGTTCAGCAGGAGATTCAATAGATGTTTCAAGTTTTGCAGCAAAAGATAATTTAATGATCTTATGTTCAGGTAATGGTACAACAGCTGGTCAAGGACACCCAAGATTACGTTTAGGTAATAGTGGGATTGATACTGGAACAAACTATGCCGACAGACATTCAAACAACGGATCTTCTGATTCGACAGACACTTCACAGTCATTTGTTTATGTCAGTGAATCAGATATTGACCATAATTGTCTTATTACTACATTTATCAATAATATATCTAATAGAGAAAAACTAATCATTAATCATAGTGTTAGACAAGCAAGTACGGGGGCTGGAAACACACCTAGCCGTTTTGAATCGGTAGGAAAATGGGCTAACACATCAAATGCCATTACAGACGTTGAAATAATAGGACACCACACTGCGTCATATGATTTTGCTTCAGGTTCAGAATTAGTCGTACTAGGTTGCGACAATGATGAAGCTGATTCAGGTACAAACTTTTGGCAAGAGTTGGCAGATGTGGAATTAACATCATCATCGACAACAATAGACAGTGGAACATTTACAGCAAAAAAATATTTATGGATTCAATTTTATGGTAATCAATCTACTGGTTCATCGGATTCACTTTTAAGATTCAATTCAGATTCAGGTTCTAACTATGCTAGAAGATTCAGCACGAATGGTGGCACAGACAGCACATCAATATCAGCAACTTCCATATCAAATATGGCAGGATCTGAAGGTAACAGAGATCCATTTTATTCCAATATGTTCATCATAAACAAATCAGATAAGGAAAAATTAGTAATAGGAGAATTAATATTTGCAGAAACTGGAGCTGGTGCTGGTAATGCTCCTGCTCGTCGTGAATGGGTTGCAAAGTGGACAAACACTTCAGCACAAATTACACAATCTGTTTTAACTTCTTCAAGTAATTATGACACTGGTTCTTACATCAAGGTATGGGGTTCTGATTAAAATGGTAGGTACTTGGCAAAGATTAGCACATGTTGAATTAAGTAGTGCTGGTGATACAATAGACACAGGTACTTTTACAGCTAAAGAAAATTTGAAAGTTATTGTGTTTGGAATTGGTAGTGGAACACTTAATACAAACATGAGGTTTAATTCAGATTCAGGTTCTAACTATGCTTGGCGTTGTGAGAGAGATGGTAATGGTTCAGATGATACTTCTGTTTCACAAGCTCAAATTGCTTTTGGTGGTGGTGCTAATGTATTTATTGAATGTAATATTACAAATAAATCAGACAAGGAAAAATTATTAGTTGGTAATAAAATGACTACCAACTCTGGAAGTGGAGCAGGATATGCACCTGATAGACGAGAACAAATTGGCAAGTGGGCAAACACTTCAAACAGTATAACATCAATTCAAGCTCTAAATGCTGGTACTGGAGATTTTGCTTCAGGTTCATACATAACAGTATGGGGTGCAAGTGATGATGTAGTATCAGATGAAAAAGACGACATAACAAACGTTCCTGCAAATACTAGATATGAAGAAACAGATACTCGTAAGATATACAGATTAGCTTCAAGTGGCACACAGTCTAATACACTAGGTAGTGATGGTGATGCAACTAATAATGGTGCAGATTTAGACACAACAAATCAAAAACTTGGAACGGGTTGTTTGGATCTTGAAAAAGATAATGATGATTACATTAATGCAACTAATTTATTGACAAATAGTGCTATGGGTTCAACTGGAACCATTTCATTATGGTTCAAACCTGAATCTCTTGGTGGATATATTTGGTCAGTTGGTGATTCTAATGGTACTGCTGGTAGAATATATCTTGAGCAACAAAGTACATCAGTTTGGACAGTGTTTTGTCAAATTGGAAGTAGTTCACAATGGAAAGTAGATTCAACAGGTGTAACATTTAGCACTGGCACATGGTATCACATAGTAATCACACATGATGGTGGTTCTAGTTACGGTGCAGCAAAATTATACATTAATGGTGTTGATAGATCAAGTAATTCAAATAATGGAACGACTTGGAATAAATGGGTTGGTGATCTTTCAGGTCTTGATAATATGGCATTTGGGAGACACCATCATAATAATGTTGTATATACACAAGATTCTGATGGGTTAATGGATGATATTGGTGTTTGGAATAGAGCATTAACGTCAACAGAAGTTACAAGCCTATACAATAGTGGAACAGGAAAACCATGTAACTCAATTCCATCTGGATTAAGGGCATATTATGATTGTAATTCTGCCACTGTTACAAATAATACAAGTGCGTTTACAGAATGGAAAGAGAGAGGTACTGCATAATGGCAATTACCCTTTATATAGTACAATTGGAGAATATTTGATATGGCTATAGAAAATCTCGGATCAAAACTTTACAGTGGAATTAAAACTGATAGAGTTAGTGATTCACTAGGTTCAAGTGCTGATGGAACAAACACTGGAATTACATTAGTAACAACTTCTGATGTTACATCACAATATGCTAACAATGGCAGTAACAGTAGTGGAGCTGCCAATGCTGATCGTATATCAGCTTGGAAAATAACTGCTAGTGTATCAGGTACAGCAAACGCAATACAAATGAAATTTTACCAGTATAGTGCAAGTCAACGTGTTCGTGTGGCAATATATGATGGTGATTCTTCTACACCAAATAACTTATTGAACTCATCAAGTGAATACACACCAGCAAATACTACTGATTGGCAGTCATTTACTATCCCTAATACTACTATAACGTCAGGTAGTGTGTATTGGTTAGCTGTATGGTCAAATGAAAATATGTATCTATACGCTGATACAGGTGGTGCAACTGGACAGAAAATTAAAAACTCAATTACTTATAGTTCTAGCACAGCATTTACTGATCCATCAGCAGATGATGGTTCTGATGGTGGAAAATATAATGTTGGTATTTCAATATTAGACTCAAATGCAGTAAAACTCGGCACAGGTTGTTATAGTTTTGATGGAAGTGATGATTATGTTCAACTTGGTGATAATATGCTACTTGGTGCTTCTACATTTACAGTTGCAGGGTGGATATATCCTACAGACGTTCAATCAGGTATAGTTTTTTCACAATGGTCAGCAACAGCAAATTCGAGAATTATACATTTCTATACTGATGTAAATAGTGGAAATTTATATATTATTGGTGGTCTTAGAAACGGTAGTTCAAGCACCAACATATACGCAGGTGATGGTTTTGAAGCAGAATTAACAATGAACGCATGGAATCATGTGGCAGTGACTTTTGATGGTTCAGCAGGGGAATTGAAATTATATCTTAATGGTGTATTAAAAGATACAGTATCTAGTGGTTTACCATCTACAACACAATCAGGAACAACAAGCAACAAACCATTAATAGGAAAATACTATGCTAATCAGAATTATTTTGAAGGAAGGATTGATGATATGGGAATTTGGAATCGTGTCCTTACTGCAACAGAAATTTCAGATTTAGTAAATGAAACAGATAAGGCAACAGATGTTACAGATGATCTAACAACCGATAAGGGTTGGGCATCTAATACAAGTGATTGGGAGTATAACACATCGGATTATTTGGATTTTGCAACAATCAGAAGAAGTACAACATCACAAGAAATGTATATTGATTTACAAGATTCTGATTATTTAGGAACTAATAATAACCTTCACGCAAGTAAGTGGGTAGTAAGATTAGGTAAGTTTACAACAGGTACATTAGCATCATCAGGTAATGTGATGTTTTTCATTGGTTTTTCAAACAGTAGTGGTGCTGATTCAGGTGAATCACAACAATCAGTGTTTACAAATATTAACTTTTCCACAACTGAAGGTGGGTTTTTTGCGTATGGTACAACAAATAATCTTGAATCGGGAACTAATAGAGTAACAAGCGAAGTATTAACTCCTTTAGTTGCTAGTAAAGATTATTGGATTGAAATGAGTAGAAATGGTGATGTGTTTACTGTAAAAACATATTCAGATGAATATACCACACAATCAGGTTCTAATAGCGTAACTAAAACAGGTATATCAGGTTTAAGATATTTGAAAATTTTAAATGATTCTGAACAAAATGGTGGCACAGCAACAGGTTCAAAATTGTATGGTGATATAAAAATATGGAATGGTACAACATCAGTAACAACACCAACAGGAGCATTAGTTTCATCATTGAGTGACAAGTCAAATCTCAAGGCAAATTATACTATGGATAGTACAAGTTTGGGTGCAACAGCACTTCTTGATACGGATTTTAGTAGTAATACAGGTTGGACAATACCTGATTCAAGTTACATAGACATTACAAATAATCAAATAGAGTTTGAAGCACCGACAGATTCTAACACTGTTAGACAAATTAGATATGACTTTGGTGAAAATGTAGTAAATACAACAAAATGGGTATTAAGAGCAAAGATTGATGTTACAACACTTACTGCAAGTGGTGGTGTAGGAAAGCAATTCTTCATAGGTATGAAAAGTGGAACAGGTGGTCAAAATGTTGATTATGTTGGTATAAGGTGGAGAGTTCAAGCTTCCCCAAATAATAATGCGTGGTTTGATTCAGAAGTTAATGGTATGCCAACAAGTGGTTCAGGTGCTTCATTAGTTGCACCAGAAGTGAAAACATATTATATGGAAATGAAAAGACTAACTAGTGCAAATACAGAAGTTACATTATATAATAATTCAGATTACACAGGTGTGTATCAATCAACAGTTACAGATACAGGTGGAGCTTCATTAGGTGATTTAAGATACTTTACTATCCACTTTCAAGGAAATTCTGGAGGAAGTTCTGCTTTCGCTGGTACTGTGGATGATGTAGAATTTTATAATGGTGTCACATCACTAGATGGTTGTAAAAACGACTTTTCAGCAACAAGTGACTTGGATGGATTAACAGGTGTAAGGACAAATTCTATCTTCCAACAAACAGATGATACGCCTTCTTACTGGTGGTATGATGGTACGACATGGAAATTAGATGGGATTACAATGACATATGAATCTGATTTTGCAAATAGTCAATCAGGTTGGACAGCAGAATCATATAATGGTGGTTCTACATCAAACGGTGGTGTTGATACGACAGGTATTTGGGGTAAATGTAATTCATCTAGTGCTTCT